CGCAACTGCCCCAATTACTACAGCCACTTCCGTGCCGAGACGATGTATCCGGTGACGAAGTTTAAGTGGGCACCTAAGCCCGGGTCAGATGCTTATGTGCATAAGATGCTACAGCCAGCAATTCGGTTCGAGAAGAAAGACTGCCTCGACCTGCCGGATGTAACTTATCTGGACCGCGAAGCGCCGCTCACCGTGCAGCAAGCCAAATACTATAAGCAGCTTAAGACCGAGATGCTGCTTGAGGCGGCGGGTGAAGAGGTCAGCGCAGTGAACGCAGCGGTTAAGATTAACAAGCTACTCCAGATAAGCGGAGGTGCGGTGTATTCGGACACTGGTGAGGTCGTAGAGTTCGATGTGTCCACCCGCCTAAACGCTGTGTTGGAAGTCATAGCCGAGGCTACGAGCAAGGTGCTGGTCTTTGTGCCGTTCACGCACACTATCGAGTTGCTAAAGGCCAAGCTGGAGAAGGAAGGCATCACGTGCGATGTCATCAACGGCAAGGTTCCGGTCAATAAGCGCACCGACATCGTCACCGAGTTCCAGACCAAGAAGAACCCCCATGTGCTGCTCATCCAGCCACAGGCTGCATCGCACGGGCTTACGCTTACGGCAGCAGACACAATAATCTGGTACGCCCCAGTGACGTCGGTGGAAACTTATCTACAGGCGAACGCCCGTATCAATCGTCCCGGGCAGAAAAACGCTATGACTATTGTGCACATACGAGGTAGTGAGGTCGAGGGGAGGTTATACTCGATGCTGCGCGGCAACATCAACAATCACGAGCGTATCATAGATTTATACAGACAAATTACGGAGGAATGAAATGACTGGGAATACAATGTTTGAGCGCCCACCGGTATACAAGTTTAAGGTAGGCGACCGTGTTGAGATACAAGATCACCTGCACCTAAGAGCCACTGGTTGCACAAAAGGGGCGTACGACATGACCTACCCTGAGGGTTTTACGGTAGTGGATAGGGCTTCATACAACACACACAACCATGACTACCAATGCAAGCCCTTCGTTGAAACTCCCCACTCTAGGACGATGTTTATCGAAGAAAAATACCTTAAAGAGCTTGACACTGTATAGTAAGAGGTTCATAGCAGAGAACCAACCATAAGGAGCAAACCATGGAAGAAGAAGTAATACCAGCTGATAAGCTGGTAGCAGTTTATCGTCGCATCCGTTCAGCTATCGAAGACCTTGAAGCAGCCCATGCAAAAGAGGTCGAGGTCCTAAAGGGCAAGCTTGAGATGGTATCCGACAAGCTGCTCAAGATATGCAATGACCAGAACCTAGACAGCCTCCGCACTGCGGAAGGCACCGTGACACGGCGCGTTAAATCCCGCTACTGGACCACGGACTGGGCCACCATGTACAATTTCATCAAGGAACACGACGCCCCGTTTCTCTTAGAGCAGCGTATTCACAACGGGAATATGAAGCAGTTCCTCGAAGAAAACCCCGAACAGCATCCTGCTGGCTTACAGATTGATAGCAAGTACGCTATCACTGTGCGTAAACCTACAACCAAGTGAGAGATACAATGAGCAATATCACAATTTTTGAAGACCAAAGCAGCCTACCCACCGTCAAACGCGAGTCGCGGCTGGCGGACAAAATCGGTTCTGGCGCAAGCCTACGCCGTATTGCCACCAACACCAACGGCACCTTTAAGCGTGTCGTCAACGGTGAGCAGATTGGTAAGGCCGTACCGCATGAGATTAACATCATCGTCGTTGACATGCTCAAGGACGTGTCCCGTGAGTTTTATGCGTCTGACTACGACCCAGAGGGTAAGGCTTCATTGCCTGATTGCTGGTCCGCTGATGGCCGCACTCCAGATGCCAAGGCTCCTAATCGTCAGGGTTCCGGCTGCGCCACATGCAGTATGAACATCGATGGTTCTGGCGCTAAAGGCCGTGGTAAGGCTTGCCGCTTCAAGCGCCGCATCGCGGTGTTGGTTGAGGGTGACCCAACTGGTGACATCTACCAGATGAGCTTTGCTGCTAAGTCGCTATTCGGTAAGGGTGTCGGCAACGAGCATCCGTTCGAGAGCTACTGCAACTACCTCAAGGCCAACGGCGAAGCACCGGACACGGTGGTGACCAAGGTTATGTATGACCTCGACGCTGACACGCTGACCCTTAAGTTCAAGGCAGTGCGCCATCTGACACAGGACGAAGCCGACCTTGTTGATGCTGCCTTTGCCAGCGGTGAAGCTCAGCGTTATATCCAGCTTACCACCTCCGAAGTTGATGGTGCGAAGGCCCAGCCAGTAAAGGCTATCGAAGCCCCTAAGGCTACGTTGTTTGACGAGCCGGAAGAGGAAGAAGCAGCGGAGCCGGTAAAGCGCGTTGCTAAGAAACCTGCTGTTGTCGATGCTCCCGTAGAAGACAAAGGTCTCTCGGACTTGCTCGGCGAGTGGGCGGAGGACTGAGGCATGTCGCATGGCTACACAATCAAAGTAGCTGATGCCATCAGGAACGCTGACGGTAACTTACTAGGTGTAAAACTTGGACGTGTTTGCTTGGACCGGGATATCTCGGTCCAAGAGGCCGCTCGGACCTTAGGGGTTACCCGTCAGACGATATACCAGTGGTTCTGCGGAGAAACTAACCCACATGCGCAGCATCTTGATATGATGCTAACGTGGCTGGACGACCTCGGCGAGATTACTAAGTCTTGATTTTCAGCAAAAGATATCAACCTGCAGGTGTTTCCTGCGATAGTGGACTATACAATGAATCACGTAGACCTTTTGAGTATCGTCCAGCCAGCTGATGGCTGGTTTGCCGTACTCGGTATCAAGGGTGAACGTGACGTAAGGCAGAAACTTGTAGCTACTAGGGAAGAGGTAGACACGCTTACAGAGAAGTATGTTGCGGAAGGTCGCAACGTATTCTTCGGTGTCGCCAAATATGAGACGGGGCAAAACAGGCAAAAGGAGAACGTCAAATCTCTCCGTTCGTTCTGGGTGGATATTGACTGCGGTCCTACGAAGGCCGTGGTCAGCGAGAAGACAGGGAGGCCAGACGGTTACATCGACCAAGACGCAGGGATAGCCGCACTTCGGCAGTTCTGCAAAACGGTTGGGTTACCAAAGCCGCTCGTTGTTAATTCGGGGCGCGGTATACACGCATACTGGCCACTGACCCAAGACATAACCCGCCAAGAGTGGGAACCCGTAGCTAATAGGCTTTCCGCACTATGCGTTACGCACAACTTTTATGTAGACCCAGCGGTGTTCGAGGTAGCGCGTATTCTGCGTATACCGGGCACGTTCAATTTTAAGGACGACCCACCCAAGCAGGTGACGGTGATTTTTGACGCTGCCCCGGTAGAGTTCGAAGAGTTCCGTACGGCTCTTGGGGTTGAAGCTCCGCGTGAGATGGCTGTGCCTGAGCGGCGCAAGAGCAACATCGCCGAGAAGCTACAGGATAATAACATATCCCGTTTCTCCAAGATAATGCGGCGCAGCGCGAAGGGTGACGGCTGTCAGCAGCTGCTATCTGCCTATGAGGAACGAGCTTCGCTATCGGAAGTCCGGTGGTTCGACGCGTTGTCGATTGCCAAGTTCTGTGTGGATAGGGACACTGCAATCCAGAAGATGTCCCACGGGCATCCGGATTACGACCCAGTTCGGGCGTTGGAGAAGACCAAGCACATCACGGGGCCACATAACTGTGCGACCTTTGAGCGCAATAATCCCGGGGGCTGTTATAGCTGTCCCTACTTGGGTAAGGTTAAGAACCCCATCGTGCTCGGTAGGGAAGTGGCAGAGACCGAGACAGAGGACGGAAACTATGTCGTCCCTGAGATGGGTGAAGACGATGTGCCCATCGACTATCGTATACCCGAGTACCCGTTCCCGTTCACACGGGGCAAGAAGGGCGGCATCTACCTCAAGCCAGAAAAAGACGAGGAGGTAGCTACTCTCGTCTATGAGCACGACCTATATCTCGTGAAGACGATGACTGACCCCAAAGAGGGCGACGTCTTAGTCATGCGGCTGCACCTACCCAAAGAAGGTGTGCGTGAGTTCATCATCACGCAGAAACAAGCGGTTGGAGATGGGTCAGAGCTTCGCAAGGTACTGGCAAGTAAGGGCGTAGCTGCCACCGAAAAGCAGTTCAAACAAATCATCTTGTTCATAACCATGTCACTCAAGGCGATACAGTATAAAAGGAAAGCAGAGCTTATGCGTATGCAGTTTGGCTGGGCTGATAACGACACCAAGTTTATCATCGGGGACCGTGAGATTTGCTTCGACGGTATATTCCATAGTCCACCATCATCAACAACACGTGAGTGGGCTGAACACCTACACACAGCAGGTTCCTATGAGAAATGGCAGGAAGTCATTAACCT